TCCAGGATGTCATCACGGATGTTTTGATTTTTCTTTTCAATGTTCAGGATGCGAGTAAAGCTGTTGGTGATGGCAGCGGTGTAGTAAGCAAAGGGATTTTGACTTTTGCTTTCATCAAACTGTAGTCCAATCTGTGATAACTGTAGCAGTGCTTGTCCCCGCATTTCTTCGTTGTAGGTGTAGCCGCGCCAGTTTGATCTAGTGGCATAGCGTTCACACAGTTTCATAAACATCATGGCCAATTTACGAGTCATGTTGCCATGATCTCTGCAGAATTCACCTGTGGCCAAGTCGCCCTTCCAGTGACTGCGACCCACCATGAATGTGGTTTTGTCTTCATTTAATCGATAGTGTTCAAATGGTGGAAAGTTCAGTCTCACATGATTCATGTCCAGCACAGGCTCATCGATCAGGTCGGCCAATGGGTCATCTTCGGTGACATCATCCAGATCTAGAATTTCTTCTAGCTTGCGTTTTTTGGCTTCGGCTTTGGTGATCTTTTTGGGAGCCATGGGAATATGATCCCATGCAGTGATACGAAACACCAGATCGGTGTTGGCAATCTTTTTCTGATCAATCACTTGACCGGTTTCTCGTTTGATACGGTCTGCTCGTGCCTTGCGAGCTTCCACAATAGTGCGCTGGTTGATCTTGTCAACAGTGGGCAAAATAAGATCGTATTGATGGTCGAGGTCTCGGTCTCGGTACCAGCAGTAGGTGTTTTTGCTGGCATGTATTTCTTTGAGGATATCTCTGTTGTTGAGATAGTTAACGCGGGGAGCTGCTTTGGGTAGTAAAGACATAGTTGTCGGAATCTCCTAATGTGTACTTATTGTAGCACTTTCGCAACAGTTGTCAACCTTTTTATAAACTACATGGTTTATTTTTTGGGTAAATAAGGTATAGGAAAACAATCATGGCACAGCCGTACGATCCAAAAAAAGCAGAAACGTTTAATAAACTTGTCAGACAAGGACTGAGTGAAGATGCCGCTGCTGCACAAGCAGGAATCAATGACGCACCCTTTGGCACCTATGCCATTGGAGACAACGGGCAGATGGGAGCCCCTGTGGCCGGTGCTGGCAAGGTTGCCGGAGTTGATTTTGTAGCACCAACTGCTGCAGAAACTGCTGAAAGTGCCCGGTTCAATCAAGGACTGCAATCACCGTCTAATTTTGAACAGGTTGATTATGCCCAAGAGGCCAAGTCTCCTCCAGGCAAAGTTACTCCAATCAACTATGTCACTACCAGTACAGAACAAGTTTCTGGTGGTGGATCTACTAATCAAGTGTCTGGGCCCAGAGTTCCCAATGCATCCAGCCAGTCGTTGCAACCAGCAATTGCTGCAAAACAAGCTGAAGTTGATCAATTCATCAAAGATAATCCCAGCGACTTTGCTAGAAAAAAACAAGGCCTTCCGCCTCTTAGTCCTGAAGAAAAACAACAACGTCAAGAAAAACTTGACACACTAACGGCCGAAAGAGAAACACTTAAAAACAAACAAATTGATGCTGAATCAACTACACCGCCAACAACAACCACAGTACCCAATACCACAACAACTACACAAACAGTTACTACAGGAACCACCAGCACCAATCAAGCAGTAGATCCTGAAACTGATCAAAAGTTATCACAAGAGAATGAAACTCAACTGAGTACCACCACTTCGGCAGCCAATGCATCCACGACTCGAGCTGCTGCGCCGGTAGAAGCACAAACCACAGTGGACGAAAATGGTCAAGTGGTGTCAACTGCCCCTGTGGTGGTTGATGCGTCCAATGAAATACTAGATGGCCCGACCGATCAGGAAATACTCGCACGAAATCCCCCACCATTGGTGGTTGATGCGTCCAATGAAATACTAGATGGCCCGACCGATCAGGAAATACTCGCACGAAATCCCCCACCAGTTGCGCTGTCAGATGAAGAAATACTTGCACGACAAAATGCCGGTGGCTTGTCTGATGAAGAAATACTTGCACGAAATCCTGAACCGGTTACCTTATCCGATGAGGAAATACTTGCACGACAAAATGCTGGTAATCTGTCAGATGAAGAAATACTTGCACGAAGCCCTACGCCAGTGCCTGACGTCAAGTATGATGCATTTGGTAATGTGGTTCCAAACACACCTGAAGCAATTGCTGCTGCCGCACAAAAAACCGCGGAACAACAAGCAGCTGAACAACAAGCCGCAGCCAAACTAAATGCCATCAATCAGGCCACACGACAAAGCCTGTACAAAGCAGTAGGCACGTCGGACTGGCGAGTGCGATTACAGTTGGCCGCCTCCTCAGACTATTTGTACAACGCTAGTCCAGTGGGTATTCTAGGGCCATTGGCAGAAACAAATGGTGTGATATTTCCTTACACACCTCAGATTAGTACTGCGTACCGAGCCAACTATGAACAATACGATCTTGTGCACTCAAACTATCGCGGTGTGTACTACAAGAATTCACGAGTAGACGATCTAAACATTCGCTGTGCATTCACAGCACAAGATACTCAAGAAGCTGATTATTTGTTGGCAGTGATTCACTTTTTTCGTTCAGTGACCAAGATGTTCTACGGCAAAGACGAACAACGAGGATCACCTCCGCCCCTGGTATACCTCAGTGGTCTTGGTATTAATCAATTCAACGGACACCCTTGTGTGGTCACGTCGTTTACCTACACTCTGCCTGATAACGTGGACTATATACGTGCCACCAGTGTCAACAACTACGGAACTGATCTACTGAGTCGTCGCACTCCGGGCAAAGCAGCAGGAGCAGCCGGTCTTGGAGCAACAGGTAATCGTATTTTAAACGCAGGCCTAGAAAGATTTTTTCCTGGTGCAAAACCTGCTCCAGATGCTGTGGTAGGCAGTGTCAACAACTCACAACTGGCCAACTATGTGCCTACCAAAATGGAAATTGACATCACATTAATCCCTGTGCAAACACGCAGCCAGGTCAGCAAGCAGTTCAGTCTCAAAGGCTTTGCCAATGGTGACTTGATCAAAGGAGGATACTGGTAATGGCACAATATGACGCAACAAGTCCCTACTTTGAAACAGGGTACAGTCAGTTTTTCTTGGACAGCATGGTCAACCGACCCATACCTCGAGAGGACGACGACATCTCTTTTGTGATAAATCTCACATATCAGTATCGTCCTGATCTCCTGGCATTTGACTTGTACGGCAATGCTGCCTTGTGGTGGGTGTTTTACCAACGCAACCCCAACACCCTGACCACACCTCCTTTGGATTTTGCTGTGGGTGCTTTGATATTTTTGCCTAAGATTGCTACTTTGCGATCAGCCCTGGGATTCTAACACATGGCCACAGTTGCAGAACTACAGGCTAGATTAGCTAGCCTAGAACGTTTGATAGACGCCAACCAGGCCAAGGTGGCAGCACTAACACGAGAACAAGAAAGCATACAACAACAACGACGAAAGTTGTTGGCCGGCGGCGATACCGCAGGTGCGGCTGTTTTACGAGCTCAAGAAAATGCCATTGACAACCAGATTGCAGATTTGCAAAGTCAATACCAAGACGAAGCAGCAACACTACGCCGAGAAATTGCAGGACTAGAAGCGCAACAAACAAATGCATCTACGCCGCAGCCGGCCCCGCCTGCCACTGCAGGAGAAACTGTCAAAGATGATGCTCCGTCAGGCCCTACTGCTGCGCCGCCCGCCACTGCTGGGGCCGACGGTCGACTGACTCCTCCAGCAGAAACTGGTACCAACGCACCAGTAAAAACTGCTGAACAAACACAGGCCATCAACACAGGCAGCAACAGCGGCCAGGCATTAAAATCACCAGCTGTTGGAGCCGGGGCCGAAGGCTCTGCTGGCGAAGCTGAAGCTGCTGGCGCAGTGATCAAACCAGGTGTGGCATCGCAACCTGATGACAACACACCTGCAGGCTCACCACAGACTGCAGTCAATGCCGAAGAACAAGCAGGCCCCAATGTCAAATCTCGACCCAATGTTCTGGATGAATACGCCAGTTATTCGTATTCAGCATCGGTGTACTTGATGTCAGAAGTGCAGTATGCACAACTGCTGAATCAAAAAACCAAAAAAATTGATGGCTATCAATTGCTGTTTCAAAGCGGTGGCGCTGCCAACAACGTGGGAGGCATTCGTCCGCCCAACAACATTGACGCAGGGTTTGGGGCAGGCAACAGCGAGTTTGGCGGAGAAGAGGCCTACTCTGGACCTGACGGTGGGCGCAATCCGTTTTTTGACAATGACTTTTATATCGACAGCATCACAATTGAAAACTTGCCGCCTGGCAACAGCACAGGAAGTTCGCACAATATTTCGACCATGAAATTTACATTGATTGAGCCCAATGGTATCACCCTGCTGGATCGACTGTATGATGCTGTGGCCAACTTGGCCGTGCCCGGCACCGATGGCAAAATCAACTACACATCTCCTACCTATCTCATGGTCATACGATTTTATGGCTACGATGCCAACGGCAATCTTGAACAAGTCAGAAGCAAGCCGGACCAGGAAGGCACCAGTGATCCTGCTGCGTTGGTTGAAAAATTTTTCCCATTTCAAATAACCAGTATCAACTGGAGCGTGGGATCAAAAATGGTTTCTTATGATTGGGAATGTGCACCCACAGGGCAACTGGTTGCTGGATACGCCAGCCGAGGCACCATACCTGCTGATGTACAACTGGTAAACACCACTGTGGGCGGGTTGCTGGGCGGCGCTGCCAGATATTCAAGCACCACTACTTCTGCAACCAACCCAGGAGCAGCCACAACAGTTGGCACACGCGATGATGCTAGACAAGGTCGGGGATTTAATAGAACCAACACAGGACCAGCCACAACAACAGGAGACTTTGCCAGAGCTGATCGTAGTGCACCTGCAACTGCACCATCCAAGGCCGACGCTGCTCCCACCAACAAAAAAACTATCACAGGTGGACTCATGGGAGCCATGAACGAATTCCAGGCCAAACTGGTCAAAGACGGAGTGTTCACCATAGCCGACGAGTATGTGATAGAATTCATTGGTCCTGATGCTGCCAAAATTAGAGATGCCAAACTGCAGTTGCCCAATACCAAGGTAGACAAACGCCTGACTGCCGGTGGTAAACCATCCACGCAAGATGCTCAGTCTCTAGACCAAGCCAAAACATCTGTGGACATGATATCCAGAAGTTTCAGTATCACAGCAGGTCAACAACTGCTGCAGGCCATTGACATGACCATTCGCAACAGCAGTTACATATCTGATCAGGCCTTGGTGATTGTGAACCCCGATGGAACCACACTACCCAATCCCAACTCAAGAAACCAACCACTCAAATGGTTTACCATTGCTATGAGTGCAGTGCCCATTGGGGACAAGATTGATCCCAAACGCAACGACAATGCTTATCGTATTACCTACACTGTGGCTGCCCGAGAAGTCAAGAACATGATCAGCAAGTATTTTCCAATTAGCAAATTTACTGGAGTGCACAAAAGCTATCCTTACTGGTTTACTGGCGAAAACTCTGCTGTGTTAGAATATCAAGAAACACTTAACACCTTGTATCAGCTCACGGTAAATGGCAGCAACACCGAAAAAAATGCCGCAGCCAAACTTAGAGAAGTTACCACTTCCAGCATGGCTGACCTTGTGAAATACAACTACGCTCCTACCAGTACAGAATCTAACAAAGGTGCTGACGGCAAAAGTCTTGAAGCCGCAGCCAACGCTGCTGAAGTGCTGTATTCGCCAGGCGATCTAGCAGAATGCAAAGTAAAGATTGTGGGTGATCCTGCTTGGATCATGCAAGGCAGCTTGTTTCGAGTGCTGGATGAAGAAATGCTAGGCGGCGAAGCACTGCGAACAGGATTTTTACCTGATGGCAGTATTGCTTTTGACAACCAAGACGTGCTGTTTGAAATCAACTGGCAGCGTCCAGAAGACTATGATCTTAGCACTGGTCTAGCGGATCCCTACAGCCAAACACAGAAAAAATACAACAATCGAACAGCACTGCAAAGTCGTGTGTATAGATGTAAAAAAGTTCTAAGCGAATTTCGGCAAGGAGCATTTACTCAAACGCTGGAAGGTGCAATGTTTTATTTCCCCATACCAAACAAAACAAACACAGCCAACGCAGCAGCAGCCAACAATGATGATCCTAGACAAGGTCGAGGATTTAATAGAGCCGACACAGGCACTTCAGATGCTGGCGGCGGTCAAGGATCATCTCAATTTGCAGCCAGAGATCCTAGACGTTTGGACATAGGCGATGGCGGCAAGGCAGCCATCCTGGGAGCACAAAATCTTGCTAAACAGGTGCCAGCTCTCAGTACCTCAGGTGTGAATCCTGCCAGCAGCATAGCCAAAGGAGTTCAGCAAACACTAAGTCCGCCCAGGACGCTGGCTGATCCAACGCTTACACAATTGACTGCCAGTCCAGCATACATAGCTGCAAGAGGATCAGGTCAAACGCCTGACGCTGCCTTGCAAGCAGCTAGAACTAGTTTTGCAGCCACAACAGGTGGAAGCCCGGTGACCAGCAACGGTTTAGCAGTGGCTACCAATGCAGGAACCAGTCCCCCGGTGGCAGGCAGCAATACCAGGCTCACTCTACGACAGATTGAACAACAGTCTGCTAGCCGCAACAGCCCACCGCTGGTCAACAGAGAAACCTAAGGAACACACATGTCAGAAAATACACAGCGCAGTAAAGGTAGACCAAAAAATTACAAACAGGACCGCGGCGGCGTACCTGCGGAATTTGGTCCGTTTACTGGCATCGTAATGAGTTCAGTGGATCCCACACGAGCTGGTCGTTTACGAGTGTTTATTGAGGCATTTGCCGACGGTGGCCCAGAATCCATGAACGACGAATCCAAATGGACCACAGTTAGTTACATGCCATCATTTTTTGGATCTACTCCGGTCAGCACTGCCACAGGTATCAACAATGAAATTGGCAAGTATCCTGGCAACGCCAACAGTTATGGCATGTGGTTTACCCCACCTGACGTGGGCATCACAGTGGTATGCATATTTGTCAATGGTGATCGTAGCCAAGGCTACTATATTGGTGTAATTCCTGATGACGGTCTAGGCAACATGGTACCAGCAATAGGCAGCAGCAACAAATTTGAATTTGATAACGAGAATCAAAGAAGTTATTTTGCTGGTGCTACTCGATTGCCAGTGTCAGAAATCAATGTTAACAACACTAAGATTTTTAATGATCCTAGATTTTTTGAATCTACTAAACCAGTACAAAGCTATCTTGCACAAAGCATATTTCAACAAGGGTTGATAAACGATATTGAACGTGGAACTATCAGTACCAGTAGTCAGCGGGAAACTCCTAGTTCAGCATTTGGAATATCAACACCGGGTACTCCAATTTTTCAAGGCGGCATGAAGCCTGACGATATTCGTGCAAAATTAAACTCTGGTGAAATCAAGCCTGGCGACGCCAGGGTCATTGGAAGAGTAGGCGGTCACAGCCTGGTCATGGACGATGGAAATCTTGACGGGCAAAATGTCATGATGCGATTGCGAACCAGCAAAGGACATCAAATTACCATGAGCGACAGTGGTAACTTTTTTTACATTATTCATGCCAACGGACAAACCTGGCTGGAGTTTGGTGCAGAAGGCACAATGGATGTGTTTAGTACCAACAGTGTAAATATTCGGTCTGAAGGCGATATCAATCTGCATGCAGACCGAGATATCAATATGTTTGCTGGACGCAATGTCAAAATCAAAAGCAAAGAAACGATGCAATTGGAATCTATGACTGATATTATCATAGATGCACAAACTGATATTACCATGTACAGCAAAGCCACCATTGGAGTCAAATCTGATGGTACATTAACCTTGAACAGTGCCAGCGGCGCCTGGGGCGGCGGCAGCACATTGGTGTTTAGTGCTGGCACTATTGACCTAAATGGAATAGCAGCAGGCAAAGTTGCAACACCCAATCCTATTGTAAAAACCGTACTCAATGATACCAAATTTAGCAGCAGCACAGGTTGGGTAGTTGATCCTGGCACACTCGAAAGTGTGGTAAGTCGCGCTCCTACGCATGAACCATATTCGTATCATAATTTGGGAGTTGACGTAAAAGTTGTATTTGAGGATGGTAAACCAACACCGCCTCCGGGTGCAGTACCGGTGCCTGCTGATGTCGAAATAGTGGCCAAATAACATGGGTAGTTTTACATTTAACCTTGATAGTTTAAAAGCCAGTGTTGGCCCGGGCACTGCCAACTTTGAAAGTAATCTTTATTCCAAAACAAAAGACGAAGATTTAACCTATACTGGAACTGATACTGCAGTCTGGGATAGAGTCAATGCTGAACGACTGCGTAGGGGACTTCCAAGTTTAACAGCACTTGGATATCCTCGACCGCCGGAAGATACGCCAGCACCTGCATCTACCTCTTCGGCTGCCCCAACAAACCCAGACGGAACAGCAAAAACTTTTGTAGTCAAGGGTCCGCCAGGGCTGACACTTGAACAAGCTCGTGCAATATTTGATCAACAGGCCAAGACTGGATCACTTGTGGGATTCAAGTCAGGTGAAATACTGAGTGCAGTTACACAAGCTGAAGCAGGTCTTCCTAGTGCGCTAGCACAACTAGGGCAAGCAAAATCTGGAATAATTGGCGCCCTGGGTGCAGGAATTCCAGGCGCAACTGGCCCAATTGGGTCATTGTCTGCAATACCGAGCTCTCTAGGATCCGCGGCACAGACAGCAGTTAGCTCTATTACAGGAGTTCTTGCAAAAACTCCAGTGACTTCTCCTATCAGCATTGCTGATTTTTCTAAACAAGCAGCAGCACTGGCACCAATTGCCGGGATCAGCAGTTCTCAAGTTACCGGAGTTCTTGCACAAGCAAAAAATCTTGTGTCGCAAAGTCCCGCAGCATTGACCAATGCCAAAGGACTGGGGTCTTTTGGACTTGATGTCAACCAGTTGGAACTTGCTGGACACGTCAAACCGGGAACTGCTGCTGCATACAGCACAAGTTCTTTAACCAGCGTTCTCAATAGCCCGTCTGTTTGGACTGGCAAAGGCGGCATCACTGGAGTCAACAACTTGTTGGCGAGCCCAGCAGCTCAAGAAAAAATACAACAAGATCTAATGAGTCAAGGATTGAGTGTGTTAGGCCAGCGGGGTATACCAGTTAGTAGCCTCACTGCTGAATTGCAATCAGGACTTGCTTTAAACTCTGCCAAGTCAGTGGCTGATACAGAAGCATTTGTTAAAAAATTACCATTACCGCCCTCAGTACAGGCACAGTTTAATGCAACCACTCGAGATGCTGCTTTTGCTGTGGCCTTGACAGATTCTAAAATTCCTGAAGCATTTAAAGCCATTGAAATTCCAATACCAGCAATTGATACTGTGAATCGCTCTACATTAAATGCTGCCATTGGTAGACTAGTGGGCAATGACAAAGTTCCATTGCCCAATTATGGAACACCTGACGCATCTCTCTATTCTAAAACCAAAGATGAAGATTTAATTTACACTGGCAGTGATACTATTGTGTGGGATCGTATAAATGCCGAACGACTACGTCGCGGACTACCAGGGCTAGCAGCAATTGGTTATCCAAGACCCCCCGAAGAAAACACCACACAAACTGCATAAATATCAGCATGGCACAAGCATTTATCGGATTCAACACACAAAACCAGTTCAAAAAGTTTACCTTGACCGGGTTTGAACTAATCAAACGCGATCTCCTGAATGCGTTCAACATACGGCAAGGCCAACTTCCGGGACGGCCAGCTTATGGCACGGTACTATGGAATTTTTTGTTTGAACCTCAACTGGAATCAACTCAACGAGAAATTGAAAGAGAAGTGCAGCGTGTGGCCGGACAAGATCCCCGTATATACATCAACAGCACACAAGCTTTTCCTTCGGGCAACGGCATTCTGATTCAGATTGAACTGGAAGTGGTGCCTAGCACAGATGCTGAACGCTTGGCCATCTTCTTTGATCTAGAGCAACGCAACGCCACCTATGTATAACTGAGCCGTTTTTAGTCTCGATAAATAAACTACGAGGCTCACAAGAATGGCAACAACCACAAGACAAACAGCAATTTTCGGCGTTGAAGACTGGAAACAGATCTATCAAACCTATCGAGAAGCAGACTTTCAAAGCTATGATTTTGAAACTTTGCGAAAAAGTTTCGTTGATTACTTGCGATTGTATTATCCAGAAACCTTCAATGACTACATTGAAAGTTCTGAATACATTGCTTTGCTGGACGTTATTGCGTTCATGGGTCAGGCCCTGGCCTTTCGTACAGACCTCAACACACGTGAAAACTACTTGGACACTGCTGAGCGTCGTGACTCAGTGGTACGTCTAGCCAACTTGGTCAGCTACACTGCCAAACGCAACACTGCGGCACAAGGACTGCTCAAAGTGTTCTCTGTGACCACAACAGAAAACGTCATTGACTATCAAGGCATTAATCTTTCCAACTTCACAGTAAACTGGGCAGACCCAACCAATCCCGACTGGCAAGAACAATTTACTGCGGTTCTCAATGCCAGTCTGGTGGATTCGCAACGTGTGGGCCGGCCCGGAAACCGTAACACTATTTTGGGAGTGCGTACTGAAGAATATGCCATAAACCTGGTGCCAGGATTTTTGCCAGTTGTGCCTTACACTGCCACTGTAGACGGCGTGACCATGCCGTTTGAAGCAGTGACTTCTACCTCTGTGGGCGAAGATTATTTGTATGAACCGGCTCCCCAGGCCAATCAGCCTTTCAACGTCTTGTTCCGCAATGACAGCCTGGGTTTTCAAAGTGCCAACACTGGCTACTTTTTTATGTTCAAGCAAGGCGTGTTGCAAAACCAAGACTTTAATTTGTCCGAACGAATCAGCAACCGCACAGTGAACATCAACATTGAAGGCGTCAACAACGAAGACTACTGGCTGTTTCAGTTGGACACAGTGGGCAACGTCAATCGCGAATGGACGTATTCAGAAAACATTTATTCTGCAGCAGCCGAACAACTGGGAACAAGCCTGCGCCCTATCTATACTTTAAATTCTAGAACCAATGATCAGATCACCATGGTGTTTGGTGACGGCGTGTTTTCTGAAATCCCTGTGGGCACATTCCGTGCTTATGTTCGCGCAAGCAATGGTCTTCAATACATCATTAACCCTGAGGAAATGCAGGCAGTGACCATACCTGTCAGTTACATCAGTCGTGAAGGTAACTTGGAGACTATGACATTTACTTGTGGTATCACACAGCCAGTTAGCAATAGCCAGGCACGTGAAAGCATTGATGCTATCAAGCAACGTGCACCCTCAAGGTACTACACTCAGAATCGTATGGTCAACGGCGAAGATTACAACCTGTTTCCATACACCGAATACAGCAGTATCTTAAAGAGCAAGGCCTTGAATCGTGCAAGCATTGGCACCAGCCGATACCTGGACCTAGTAGACAACACTGGCAAATACAGTTCTACCAACACATTTGGCAGTGACGGCGGCCTGTGGCAAGAGATAGTGTTGCCCACAATTCTTTTTAGCTGGGTCAATCGCAATGAAATTGCTGATGCAGTTACCAATCAAGTGCAGCCTCAACTGACTGATAGTACAATGCAACAATTTTACTATGCAAACTTTCCACGTGAAGCAGTTAACACAGGATCAACGCTAGGCACCACTTGGCAGCAGAGCACAACTTTGGCCAATGAAACCACTGGTTACTTTAAAAATGCAGCAGGTCAGCCAATTGCTGTGGGCTCAACTACCAGCACAGTTTTTAAATATGTTGTGACCGGAGCACTGATCAAATTTGTTGCTCCCACAGGACAATATTTTGATGCCAACAATCGATTGCAAACTGGAGTACCAGGTCGTGTGAACGAACGTACCAGTATCTGGGCAAGTCCACAACAGGTCATTGGTGACGGCTACAACGGTGGACTAGGCAATCTTTCATCAGGTGCTGGTCCTGTGACCATCAACAACTTTGTGCCCACAGGTGCAATTGTAGATACTATTATTCCGTTATTTGTAACAGATTTGCCCTTGAGTTTTGAACAGACAATAGCTGAGCAAATTTTATTGTATCGCAACTTTGGTATTGGCTACGATAACGACGGTGCTGTCACAGGTACGCCTTACACTTGGTACCTGATTACTAGTACCAACCTAGATCAAGATGCTGAGTTCAGTCTGGCTAATGCAGGATCCATTGCTGGTACTAATTCAGACGCTAGCTGGATGGTTCAGTTTGTAACGCAAAATCAAAACTACACAATCAGTTTTCGAGGCCTGGCCTATAACTTTGGCAGTGTATTACAAACACGATTCTTCTTTTTTGACGACCAGCAGATCTACGACAGTCGCACAAGCACAGTGATCAAAGACTTTGTGAATGTGCTGGCAGTAAACACACAGCCAGACACCACTGCCAGTTTACCAGGAGATATTCCCATGACCATTACTGGTCAACCTGTAGAAAGCGATGGCTACGTAGACGACTTCCAGGTCTTGGTGGGGTTCCGTGACTCGGACAACGATGGCGTGCCCGACGATCCAGATTTCTTTGATGAAATTGTTGCTCCTAGTGTGAATCCCACACAAAAACTAGTGTTTTTCCAACAAACAGTGGATTTTGATAATCTGCAGCGTTATCTTTTGGTTGAGTCCGGTCGAGTCAACAGCGACTATGCTACCCTGGACGACCTTGAACTGGTCAAAGATGAATGGTCACCTGGACAAGTTTTTTATGCCTACGATCCGGCAGAATTCTACGAACTCAGCATCAGTACCACAGGTGCAAGAACATTGGTGGCCGTGGCGGGATGGATTGCTAGAACAGGTCGACAGGACTTGTATTATCAATATCGCCACAACAGTCCTCTCAGCAGTAGAATTGATCCTGGCACAACCAACATCATTGATCTGTATGTGGTCACTCAAGATTATTATACTGCATACCAAAACTGGCTGCGTGACACCACTAACACTGTGCCGCAGCCTGCTGTGCCATCCATTGACGAACTCAGCACAGCTTATCAAAGATTGCAAGACTACAAGATGTTGAGTGACAATATTGTCACAAACTCAGTAATATTCAAACCCTTGTTTGGAGCCAAAGCAGCCCCCGAACTGCGAGCCACAATCAAAGTGATTCGTGCTAGCAATTCAACAGCCAGTTCGAGTGAACTCAGAAGTTCTGTAATTGCAGTTATGAATGACTATTTTTCTATTGATAAATGGAACTTTGGAGACACATTCTACTTCTCGGAACTTGCAGCGTTTTTACACCGAGAATTAGGCAGCATAATTAGTAGTGTGGTGCTGGTTCCTTTAAATCCTGAAAAGAGTTTTGGCGACCTATACGAAATTCGCAGCACCCCAAGCGAGATTTTTGCCAATGGTGCCACCATTGACAACATTGATGTGATCGACGCATTGACCAGTACCAATTTGCGTACTACACCTGGAAGTGGAGTTATCTAATGGCAACAGTACGCAGTGTTGACTTTTTACCTGAAATTTTTCAAACTGATGCCAACAAGCAATTTCTTGCAGCAACTCTAGACCAGTTAATTCAAGAACCACAGTTCAAAAAGACTCAGGGATTCATTGGCCGCAGTGTAGGCCCTGGTGTCAATCCCAACGACCGTTATGTGATTGAGCCCACCAAGTCTCGAACAGACTATCAACTGGAGCCAGGAGTGATCAGTCTCAAGCCAGACACTGATCGAGTGCGTGATGCAATCACATATCCTGGCATGAATGATGCTGTGGCATATCAAGGCGGACGCAACAGTACTCCTGATCAACTGTACTCAAGTGAGTACTATAGTTGGGATCCGTTTGTGGACTTTGACCCGTTTGTAAATTTCAGTCAGTATTTTTGGTTGCCTGCAGGTCCCTCCGCAGTTGATGTGGCTGCCACAGGAATACCTGTACAAGCCAATTTCCCAGTCACACGAGCGGATGGTGTGTACACGTTTGGTGGAATCTCCGGCCAAAATCCTGTAATCGAACTGGTACGTGGCGGCAGTTATAGTTTCCAAGTTGCACAAAACAACAAAGAAACTGTAAATTACCGAGTGCGTAATTTGCAAAATTCAGCGTATTCAATTGATGCTCAATCAAATCCTGACCTGACTCTGGCCCGAGGCAACACCTATGTATTCAACTTGAACTTGACAGGCGTGTTTCCATTCTGGATCAAAACTGCTCCCACCACAGGTCGTGGCGAACTTTACAACTCAGGAGTGACTCGCAATGGATCCAACTCGGGATTGGTAACTTTTGTTGTTCCGCAAGACGCACCTGACACCTTGTACTATGCAGCAGAAAACGAAGCAAACATGCAAGGGCAACTCACCATTGTTGACAGCGTACCAGGAACAGGACCAGGATTTTGGATTCAGGCCGCGCCTGGCGTCAGCGGCTTCCTGCCGGCCACTCCTAACGTCAGTTCAAGAGATGTGTTTGGGGTGGACAACAACGGTCAAGATCTTGGCACGGTGATTTTCAACGTACCTTACAAAACTGCACAAAACTTTTACTACAATCTGCCTAGTATTAACAATGTTGATTTAATCACTGATTTAAAGTTTGATCAGATCAACAACATACCTGTTGTTGAATTTATTGCTCAGTACGGCGGCATTGATGGTATCACCAATCTTAGCGGTCGTACGCTAGTATTCACCAATCCCATCAGTGACTACGAAGACGGCGGATGGCAACGTACCACCAGGTTTGACCCGTTGGAAGCTGTGTCTGCCAACAATGGCCTGCCAGGCAGTTATGACTCTATAGAGTATGATCAGACCACAGTGATTCCACTTGAAGATCGATACCAACTATGGCAAATCAATTATGTCAACGACTCAGGCACAAACTACATTTTCTTAAGCCGTATTGAGACCATTGATGCTTTGACCAAATTCACAATTCGTTACGGCACAGAATACAGCAGCACTCAATGGTACAAGGACAACACAGGATTATTTGAGCGTATTCCATTGTTGACCGCGGCACAAGACGTCTTGTATTACCAAGACGGAACAGATCCAGAAATTTTTGGACAAATTCGGCTAATTGATCAGTTGGCGTCCGACACGCTAACACTTGATCAAATCATTGGACAACGTTCATACACCAGCCCCAATGGTGTGGCCTTTACCAATGGCCTCAACGTTCGATTCATAGGTGCTGTGGAACCAGCAGAGTTTGGATCAGGCATTGGATCGTTAACATACAGTTCCACAGAGTCAGGAACAAATTACATTACATCTTTGGAAGTAAATGAATTGTATGTTGGTCAACAGATTGTGTTTTCTGCACCTACACTGGGCGGCCTTGTGGCTGGTCAAACATACTATGTGAGATCTTTTGCAGCCAACGGACAGAAGTTCACAGTGTCTGCTACCCTTGGCGGCCTGGCAGTTAACCTTGTAACAGGTCAAGGTGAAGGAGTCAATCAGGCCACCACCATCAGTAACAGAGAATACTATGTGTCAGGGGTGGGCACTGCAATTGAATTGTTACCAGTAACTAATTTTGTGGTACCTGAATCATATGCTGCTGACGCAGACAGTACCACAGTGAACGTTGAGCCAGGTCAGCCGGACTATCTCACAATCAATCGTGCCAGTCAGGATCTAAACGCCTGGAGCCGAAGCAACCGTTGGTTCCATATTGACGTGATAAATGCCACAGCTGAGTACACCAATGTCCCGGCAGTGCTGAACAATCAATTCAGAGCCAAGCGTCCTATTGTTCAGTTCCGTCCTGGTATCAGATTATATAACATGGGCACTGAAGGCAAGGCACCAGTGGACATCATTGACTTTGTGGCCACAGATGCGTTTAGCAACATCAATGGCTCTCTTGGATACACCATCAATGGCTATGCACTTGCAGAAGGATCTCGAGTGATCTTTGCAGCAGACACCGACGCAGATGTACGCAACAAGATCTATCAGGTGAGTTTTATCATTCCTGATTCTCAAGATCCCCTGATTGAACAACCAGTGATTAACTTGACCCTGGCCACTGACGGTAATGTACTGATCGATCAATCTACTGTGGTATTAAATGGCACTACCACTGCTGGCAAGACCTACTGGTTTGACGGAACAGATTGGACACAAGCACAACAAAAAACAGGAATTCAGCAGGCACCCTTGTACAATGTGTACGACACTGTAGGTGTAAGTTTTAGCAACAACACCAAGTACCCCAGCACAACATTTGCTGGTAGCAAATTGTTCAGTTATGCAGTGGGAGATACCAACATTTTTGATCCTGTGTTGCAATTTCCACTGCAATATTTAAACATCAACAACGTTGGCGACATTGTGTTTGAAAACAACCTGTACAAGGACACATTCTTGTATGTTGAAGACAATGCCAGTGTGACATTGGCAATTGATCAAGGTTCTGTGCAGGAATATCAGTCTCGCACAGGCTATAACAAGTTGATTGGCTGGCAAACTGCCGCGGTTACCAGCCAGATCTATCAACAATTTAAATTCAACTATTCTGGGCAGACTCTCAAATTAGATGTTGCAGTGTTACCGCAAACAGCTATTGCTGTGCCTGTGGTCAAAATATACGCAGGTTCAGTATTCCAGGACATGAGCACCTACACTTACACTGTGACCGCAGACAGTACTGTAATTACTCTCAACAGAATTTACACACCCGAAGATGTGATTGAAGTACTGGTGTTGAGTGACCAAACCAGTCAAATTGCGTTTTATCAAGTACCTGTAAA